GATTAACAGCACCCATAGCATTTGTTCCGATTGCAATGTTATCTTCTTCAGTATCAACAACAGCATCTAATGCTCCGTATCCAATGGCGATATTGTCCCCGCCTGTCGTGATTCCTGATAATGCAGAATACCCAACAGCAATATTCCCAGCACCAGTTGTGAGGGCTGAGAGTGCTTGGTGTCCGATTGCGATTGTACCAGTTTGGGCATTAGTAGTAGTGCCATCAAGAGCATAGGCTCCTATAGCGATATTCCCTATTACATCAGTTGATGCTGTATCAAGATTTCCACCAATAAACGCCTCTACTCCAATCGCAATGTTGTAGTTAATGTTTCCATTAGTGCCTTCATCAAAGGTGTTCAAAGCATTAGCACCAACCGCAACATTCCCAACTTCACTTACCCCAAGTTGTCTTGCCGCTTGAAACCCTAAAGCTGTATTTTCTGTCCCTAACGTAAGGTTGCCCAAAGAAAGCTTACCCACTGCTGTGTTGTTACCGACTGCTCCTTGTGCTTCTAACATCGAACTACTACCAATTGCTGTATTTCCACTTCCTGTAATATGTGCTGCCGCTGAAGCACCTAAAGTGCTTGAACCTAATGCTGTATTATGGTCACCACTTGTTATACCATAAGTAGTCTGATATCCAGATTGATAGCCAATTAGTGTATTATCTGTACCATCCGCAACTACTGCACCAGCGAGATATCCTATTCCCATATTCTTAGCACCAGATGTGAGGGCGGCTAAAGCCGATTTTCCGATAGCTACTGTACCAGAAGCTTCATCAGCACCATCTGTACTATCTAACGCACCAGATAAAGCATTAGTGCCAATAGCAACGCAGTCATCTACATCTTCAGCAACAATAGAACCACTCATAGCACCTTTACCGATTGCTACATTGTCATCTGCATTTGTTGACGCCAAAGCCAAAGCATCAAAACCAATTGCGACATTAGAATCTCCCGTCGTTAAATCATTACCGCTATTTTCTCCAATCAATACGTTATAAGTACCGCCAGACGCAACCACAAGTCCTGCATTTTTCCCGAATATCGTATTATAAGTACCTAAATCATTATTCGAGAGCGAGATGCGGGAGTTGCCATCTAATTTGAATCGAATGTTGTTCGCCATCCGAAATTCCATCGTAGCGGCAGCATTATTATATGTATTATCAAACCACATTCGAGTAGTCCCAGATTCGCTATAACCAATTTCACCCCTAAAACTTGCGTTGTCACTAATAATAATAGAAGCTGTACTTGTGCTGGTTAGACTATCACCCAAACTCAATAATGCCGCAGGAGCAGCAATACCAATCCCGACGTTGCCGTCTTTATTAATGACCATACGAGGAGTTCCAAGAGTGTTGGAAGCACTATCATCTTGCGTAAAAAACTGGAGTTCTGTGCCTTTCTCATCATCATCAGATTCCCAAGTATCTGCCGCTTCCGCTTTAATCTTTGCTCCATACCGAACTACAGTTGTCCCAGACTCTGCACCCGCACCTCCAAAAATAATTGTACCAAGATTGTCTCCATCACTAATAGAAGTATCGGCTCGATGTAATATAATATCTGGGTCTGTTGCGTGGCTAATCTGCAACGCACTTTCAGGAGCCGTAGTTCCAATCCCGACGTTGCCTGCTGCAGCAATAACCATGGCAGTTGTAGTTCCATTTACTTGAAATGCTAAATTTTTATTATTATCAGTATGAATAGCCGATAAAGCAGTCCCACTTGCATTAAACAATTCAATCGTACACTCTCCAGTCGAAACAGCTTCCAATCTAAATTTAGTGTGAGCACCACCTAAAACGTGCAGTGCTTGTGCTGGAGCCGCAGTTCCAATTCCGACGTTGCCTGCGTCGTCAATAACCATCCTCTGGGACATAGCAGAACCAGCCGCATCTACTGCTGTGTAAAATTGTATTTCACCAGGAGTCCTATTGCCAGATACAGTTCCAGATGAAACGAAATCTATTGATGCGACCCCATCATGATAGTCAGTCCCATCGTGAGCATATCCTTGGATGCCTAATATTTTATCACCAGTTGTTATAACACCGCCATCTTGTCTGTATGCTCCCAACCTTGGTGCGGCTGTTGCTGTGCCATGGTCTCTGGTAAGCGACATTCTACCAATCGGTTGGACTTCAAAATTTGACGAGACATCTATTAAAGCACCACTGCTACCTATAATGACGTTGCCTGATGAGTCGATACGCATACGTTCTGAACCATCTACCTCAATCGCTAAAAATTCACTACCACCATTATAGTCTGCAAGGATTCGAGCTACTGTATCATTCGTAGCAGACTGCCACATAATATTACCAGCATTTGCATCTGGAGTTCTTAGGGATATACCAACTGCACCACTATTTTCAATAACTAAATCATCAGCATATGCTAAATCTGAAATAGTTCCAGCACTTGCTGTTTTAATATGTAAACTTCCTTCGATTATTTCATCATATACTGCTCCTCCACTACCTTCTACAGTTAAGTCACCTGATATAGTTAAATCGCCTGTTATTGTACCGCCACCTGTTAAATGTGCTGCGCTTACAAATTTCATATTTCTATCTCCTTAAAACATTGCTAATAGTGCAAAGGCGGTCTCCGTAGAAGCAAACGACCAAGATTTGATCGCCAGCGGAAGAATTGCGCCTTTAAGAAAAATATTCTTTGCCACAGCGTTTGTCAGAACAACAGTGGAATCATCACCGAATGTGAGGGTCAAAGCACCGCTACCGCCTATTTCAACAGTAACGATCACACCTCTGGGTATCCCGTATGTGCCTGTTGTGAAAGCACCGCCATCAGATACAACAGAATTGCTAATCTCATGCTCGACCATAAAACTTGCAGAGAGATTTTCTTGAAGCTGGTTGGATTTATTTATATTTGCCATTTATTCACTCCTTTTTAAGTCGGGCTTAAAGGTCTGGCTAGACCGTGAATACCCTGTTATATGTCTGGTGGGGGATCGTTAGACCCCCCCCAAACATACCCAAATTTAATCATTTGAGTCAACCTTTATATGGGGCTATTACCTCCCCAATTTTCGATTGTTAGTTTTTATGATGGTGGTGTAGTTGACCATTCAAGGACAACCAAACCTACAAAAATTCCTGTACCAACATCAAACTTTACTTGGTCATCGTCGGTAAAATCCCAATTTCCATCATCGATAGTTCCAGCAGCAACCCTTGTTTTGTCAGCAGTCCCATGAGCAATCGCATCTGTGATTGCACTTGTTCCTTTATTGACTTCACAAGTAGAAGCTGTCGTACCAGAAGCAATGATGTATACATCAACAAGCCTCATCCCACCAAAATATTTTTGGTCGATTGTGACGGAGCTACTTGCTACAGCAGCCCCTGTTGTTAGATTTACACACAATTTGTTCTGATACAACGTAGCTGTACCTGCTCCAGCAGCTGAAAAAGTAATATCTAATTCAAGCGGAGCGTTGTTTTGCTTTAACCATAATGAACTTTTAAGTGCCATTATCTATTCTCCTGTTAATCCTGTGTCGCTAAAATAAGCGAACTTTGATTTACACAAGATAGTTCGGCTGCAATTTCTACAGATGATCGGTTCTTGTAGAACGCATCACCGCTTGTCTCAAGAGCATCAGTTTCAGCAAAAAAGTCAGCACGGTTATAGCCGTTGATCACCGCACCACCGAGTTCGATGGTGTTGGCATGATCGTCCACTTCAGAAGTGAAGTGAAGATCATCAGCGACGGCTTTACCAATTGCACCCTTACCGAATACAATAGCATTGCGAACCCTGACAGCACCACTTGCAAGCGTAACGGCAGAATCATCGAACCGTTTCGCAACTGTAGTAGCGAAACCAGCATAGTATCCAGCCATTCCAGTGAGTTGAGGCATTTTAGAACCGCCTGAACCCATATAGCCAAATCGCTGTGCCTGTTCATAATCATCATCAGTTTGCAGAGAAGCAAGCTGTGCTGGATGCATGACAATGCACCAGAACCTGTAACCGTCTTTTGTTTCCATCTGCGGAATCTTCAGGGACATAACTTTAACACGCAGTTCCCTTAGAATGTCAGCAGACATAGCTGTTTGACAGGTCGCATTGGCAGCAACAGTCATACCAAGAACATCATCAAGGTCTGAATTGGTCTTTAAGGTCTTTTCAGAGCCGATTGCCGTTAAGGCAGCACCTATATTGGCGTACCAGTTCGGGTGATATCGTTTTACAAGACCAAGTCCATCGGATGTAGTACCAGTGGAAAGGTTAGGCGACACGCCTTCATAGAAGGCTTGAAATACCGCCTGGTTTTCCCATTTGGTAAACCAACGGGCTAATTGTGGTCTTGCTTCATCCATCAGCTTGAACACCTTCTGGCGTTGTTCCGACATTGATCCCGATTTCTTCATAACGGCTTTTCTGAACTGGTTGCAGTAGGCACGGAGCCACTTCATGGACTGGTCTTCACCAGTGCCTTTCAAAGTGGTATCGCCGTACACAGGCGCACCAGACAGGTCGCTCAAGAACGGGATCAACATATTGTCCCGACCCTGCGCTACATAGTCGTTTAAGATTTCGATGGGATTCCCAGAAGGAATATAAACGGGGTTACCGTTATCGTCCTGCGAGATATCCACATTGCCAGAGAACCTTGCCCAGAAAGTATTGAACCAGCTTTCTTTGCGAAGCAGAGCATTTAGTATTTCAACATTTGCGATCCAAGTTTGACTTGTTTCCATACTTTATTTACTCCTGTTTAGTGTTATTTATTTAGCTGTCCGTAAAGCTTCTGGAGTTCATCTACTGAAAGGTTCTCGAAAGTGTTTCGGATTTCTTTTGTAGAGAGGTCAGCGATCCTCATCATTTTAGCGTTCTTACCAGTACCACGAACATCGACCTTTTCAGTCTGCTTGGCTGAAGCATTCTGAATATCGTTCCTGGCTTTACGCTCACCCGACATCTGGTAATATTTAGTTACCTGATCCACGCCAAACTTATCAATCATGGCTTTGTGGTATGATCTTTCGGTTAACAGCCCGTTTTCAGCATAACTCCTAGCTTCTTTACTAACAACATTAAAATCATCTTCTTCAATTTCAATACCGTCATCTTTAAAGCGTTGTTTCATTGTAGAAACAAACACTTCATTGTCACGGTTATCGAAACGTGCCTGAATATGCTCCTGAGTCCTTTTATTGATCAGATCGTTTTCAATATCCCTGATGATATCTTTCTGTTGTTCAACAGACTCAAAATCATAGGGATCGATCTCATCCAGCTTTGTTTTTTCAGTAGACAAAGCCGTAGAGACATCATCGGCTGTCAGGCGTTCAAGGATTTCCGCTTCCGACAAATCTTCATCATTTGCCGTTAGCTTACGAAGTTCTCCGATCTCATTGGATTGATCCCCGATCATTTTCTGGGCATCCATCAACAAATCGACCATTTCTTCCTTCGACCTTTCTTGTAACGAAGACGATTCCTTGCCATCGGTGCTTTGATCATCGGAATCTGTAAATTTCTGAGTAGGTTGCCCCTTATTGGGATCGACATCAGATTCCACATCCTCGGATTCGCTGCGAAGATACAGATCACCGTCTTTTTCCAAAATTTCTACAGCAGTATCTTTTTGTTCTTCAGGTTCTGAAACCTTTTCAAACTTATTTTCCAGTTCCTGCAACTCTTCTTTAAGTCCAGAGTCTACCTGGACTTCTGTTTCATTTTTATCTGCCATTTTGTTTCCTCTTATTTATGATGTTTTTTCTTTTTGCACGAAATACATTTCTAAGGGCATTATCTTTTGTAAGTGGAGCCTTCTTTTCCCTTTTTTTCTTTATCCTTGACGGAATAATAGGAATATCTGCTATACTATCAAACATATTTTCTGTGGTGTGAGCTTGATTTCTTTGATTTTGTCGGCTTTCCACCGCCAGCGATAAGACCAAAATACGCCCTCTGTTTCTTAGTAAGGGGCTTGCCGTTCACTTCGCCGTCTTTTAAAATCTTCTTTGCCTTTTCTGGTGTTAGTCCAGCCATTATTTTTTAAGTTTAGTTGTATAGGTTTTTCCTCTCCACTCAAATTTGGCGTTATCACCATATTTGTTTCGCATAGAACGAAATGCTTTTTTATAACTATCCAAAGAATTAGCAATATATGCCCATTGCTTTGATTTGTATTTTTTTGGTTGACTTCGCCGTATAAGGGTTGATGCTTCTCGCTTAACTGCATACATTCCATGCGGCATTTTTTCACTTTCAGTCATTTCTTTTTTCTTTTTCTTCTTTTTATCTACAGTTCTTCCAGACCTGTAAGAAACACTATATTTGTCTTTTGTATCATTCGCCATTTTATTTTTCCTTATTATCAGTAACCATACCCCGTTCTATCTTGACGTTATCCAATAGCTTCTTAGTATTTTCCAGTTCTGTCTGCTGTTGTGCGGACTCGCCCTGCATCTGCATGGTCTGGTCTATATACTCAACAAACTTTTCTGATCCAGGTATAGATGAGCTTTCAACCAGTGTCCTGATATCCACCAGCGACGGGTTGATCTGACCGATCAGGTTCGACAGTGCCAGCATTCTGTTAAAGTTCTCTTCTTTCTGGGTCACATTGCTCTCGCCCTCGTCCAGTTCCACATAGATAGAGGGGTTACGGACATCGTTCATCATCTTACTGCCGACACTCAGGTTAAGGATCATTTCTTTAAAGACATCGCCTTCCTTGACTCTGATGACCCTGTCTGTCTCGGAATAGACAAAGGAGAAATTATCCACAAAGTCCTTTGCCATAACTTTTCTGAGCCTGCTCAGGTTCTTAAAGTACGGGTTGATAGCCGCCGCTGCCCTTTGGACTTTCTGCTGGAACAGCACTCCCGACTCTCCCGACCTAGCTGTTTCGCCTTTCATCGCTTCTGAGATAAGCGAAACACGCTGGGCAAACATAACGCTATTCTCGGCATTTATCAAAATATCTGGCGGGAGCGTTCCTGGCGACAGTCTTTGCGGCACGATAGCGGGATTGTTCAGTTCATAGACCATATTAGGCTGGTTCCCTTTTTCCTTCAGTGCTTTAATGGTCTCTTTCTCACGCTTATCGATGAATATGCCGCCTGAGAGTATCTGGGTAACATAGTCCCTGACCTGTGATTTAGCCTTATTAACATCGTCCTGAATGTCAAGTAGGTGATCGACCAGCGAGGTCTGTTCATTGACCTGGACATTATAGTTATAGCTCCAGACGGGAAACACATCGAAGTTCGATGTGGGTTGTTTGACGTTCTCGTCCTGCACCACCAGGTTCTTAAAATAGGGGATTATTGTGGTCACATGGATTTGGTCTTTATTGAACTCATTGACCATCATCAGGCTGGGGTTCTCTTTTTTCAGCTTATTATAATCTTTGCGGGTCATGATCATATAGTCCGTTCCGTCGAAGACATTGACCATTTTCGTTGTTATCCGTTCCTGCATTTCCAGGAGTCGATAGCGGTCATTGACCTTATCATAGTTCTCCAGGTTAGAAGAATAGACTTTATCCGTCATTCTGCGGATGGTCTGCGACAGTGCGTTCCACCAGTCACTAGACCTTTCAACTTTCAGGTCATAGGGATCGAAGGTATATTTTTCCGACATGACATCCAGAGACTCCCACCCTTCCTTGATGATCCAGCGACAGTGTTGAAGCTCATAGTCATTGGCTCTGGTCTCTGGGTCTATATGTACACGAAAATTATTGATCACTTCATACTTAAAGTCCAGATAGCCCTCCTGATTGACTTCCCAACTCCTTTGTATCCACCCTCCCAGTTTGGTAGTCAGGGCATCGACAAAGGCGATCTGAAGTTTATCCTCTATATCTTGCTCATCTACCAACGCTCTCCATCTAGCCTGGAGTATATCGGCTGTCTGCACGGACTCGATGGTATTGGGCTTAAAGTTTGCTATCTTACGGTTAAGTTGCTCGTTGCCGACGAGAGTAGAGATGATGGGCGTAATAATATTATATTTCAGCAGGGGCTTCTTATATTTCGTGGCGTTGGTCACCTCGGCTGAGGTAAACGTATCGCCATTCAAGTACCTTACTGCTTTTTCAGATTCTTCTCTGGCTTTATCAAAGGAGTCACGGCTATACTTCCAGCATTTCAACACCTTATCTGCCTGTTTGGACAGGACTCCTGATGAATACTGTGATCCAGAGGGTGTATTCTTGGTATAAAGCCTTTCAGCCATTAAGCTGTTTTCCAGCTATACGAGCCGCCAGTGATCTTATTCTTAATGCGATAACGCCAACCTTTTTTACGTTTTTCGTCCATAGCCAACCCTGGAAGAACCTTCAGAGAGCCATACCGCAGCGCATCATAATGGTGGTCATCGGCTTTCGTATCAACGTCTTCAGGGTCTATTCTTGATGATGGTAAGTTAGGCATGGTTTCAATACATTGTCCACAATTTTCTGTAAAACGTATTCTAGGGTAGCCCTCATCTGGCACTTCCAGACCTTCATATACGATCTTCGCTCCTGATTTACGGTCATTATTTGCTCTGGACAAAAAGATTCCTTCATCGGAATAGAAGTCAGCAGGCGAATAAAGCATCCCTTCTTTTTCACTGTGTTTTGTCCAGTAGGCAGGGTCAGCGATATCGTCCAGGAAGTCATCTGCTTTAAGTTTATGTTCTTTAAAAGAATACTCATTCACCAGTTTCGCCTGTTTAGATGCTGACAGACCAGTTTCGGTGATCTCGTCGAATATGATCATATTCTGGTCACGATCAACCGCAGCGAAGAGGCAGACAAAGGGAGCCTTAGTGCCATAGTCATAGAATCTATAGAGGGTATGGGTTCTCTTGCTGAAGTGGACATTGAACTGAAAGTCAGACCTGGGAATGATATGATGGAACGGGTTCCAGTTATCGAAGTAAGTGCCAGCGAACACATCCCACCTGCCGTCCAGCCACATTGCTCTCAGGACAGGGTTCAGGTTTTTTAATTTTCTTACATAGGACGGATCGTTGTTCAGCAGTGTGGGGTTATCAAAAACAGTGGCGGGTATATACTGGTAGGAGATGCCTTCATCGTCTACATAGGGTTTACTGGACTTAAGTTTCTGGTAATGGACATCGAATTCCTGGCTATATGTAGGCTTTCCGAGTTTAATGGGAGTACAGGTATCGATGAACTTCCTTTTCAGCCACATATGCCCGATATTGCCAGGGTTGGAGGTGAGGCACAATTGCGGTGTAAGCAGGTCATTATCGGTACGGGCTGAGGTTGCCAGTTCTTCGATCCAGTCCTCGGGGAACTGGTTAGCCTCATCCACACCGATAAAGTTATAGTTACCGCCGATATAGTTATCCAAAGCTCTTCTGTCCTGACAGTGAACCAGATAAACTTTAGCACCGCTGGGAAAGAGATAACATTTATTCCTTTCCTGCCAGCTTGCCCCATACAGCTTATACAGCTTATCACATTCGGGTTTTAAGTTCCTTTCTAGCTGGGGATAGGTTCTTCTCACCAACAGTGCTATAAAGTCTGGATAATCTATAGATATGGAATCGATCTTGATCTGGAACCCTTTTCCCTGTGATTTAAGAATATTGGCTTCTTTCTGGGATATCTTTTTACGACCACGCTCATAGTGCCACACTCTGGGTGTCAGTGCAGCCTTCCATGCCAGCATGAGGGATTTGCCTCCTCCTCTGGCACCGCCATAGAAGACCCAGTCTGCGCTACATTTAAGAAACTCTGTCTGTTTACCTGCGTGGGGACTGAATTTAAATTTTTTCTCCACCGATCTACACCTTGCCGTTGATCAAGCTCCACAGCTGGTATACATCTGTATATTTCATCTTGTCGATCATGGTGTGATATTTATCCCTGAAATACTTTTTCAATTCATTCACCATTAGCTCTTTGTCATGATCGTTCACTTCAAAACTGAACTTCATCTACCATCTACGTTCTTTATTCAGATCGTCTTTCTGGATATAAACCCTCTTACTGGTCACAGTTCTTTCATTTGTATTATTCCAGTTGGCAGCAGAGGAATGCCACCTCTGCATCTTATTTCTGCCGACCTTCCACCCATTAGACTCATAATAATTATAAAATCTCTTTGCTGCGTATTCCGCATTAGTATACTTCTTTTCCTTGAAATATTCAATACATTCCTCAATAGTAGGTCTTTTAAATCTTTTTACCTTAACTTTTGTTTTATCACTTTTTGGTTTAACAGATTTATGGGAATTGGGGTATATATCTTTTTCTATCTCTTTCTCTGTCTCTGTCTCTGTCTCTGGAATAGCACTTTGCTTGCGACTTGCTAGCATTATGCTATCATCAAGGTATATTATAAAGCCTGCCTCCTCTAAAACATCCAGGTCAACCTTGTTCTTTGCGTTGATCCTTTTGGCTATCCAACTGCTATCACTCCTGATTTTGTTATGATAGCGACTTGCTAGCAAAAAGATAGCAATAAGGTGCATCTTGCTATCATCTTGCAAGCATGCAAACTCATAATCATCCAAAATATCATTGTAGAGCTTGATCCAAGGCGGCTTCCTGTTTTTATAGTGCTGGTACTTATCAAAATTCTTAACCTTGAAATACTTGGGTCTCTCACCTACTCTCTTTGCCATTTGTTACCTCCGTCTCTCTTCTTGTATGTCTCACTGTCTTCCTTGATACAATCAATAAGCTCTTGCCGTGTCTCTCCCTCTGCTATGATTATGTATCTGCCAGAATTAGTCCTCTTTTTGGTGTAAAACTTTGGTTGCTTTTTCTTCTTTTCCATTGCTGTTTAACCACTCCATTACGTCTTCTAGATCAAATCTGATAGTCTTACCCCTGCCCCTGGCTATCTGCTTCTTCGTGTTATCAACCGCTACAGGCATGGGGTTCTCTTCAAAGTTACGCCATTTATATAAACATTGCCTCGTAACTCCTATAATATCGCAAAGCTCACTGGTCTTTAATAAATTCCTCATCTAATCTCCATCCTTTTTAATCTTCTCCATGATGTCATCATACTCCTTCTTTAGCTCTCTGTACTGTTCACGAACCTCTTCTGGCATCTTTTAGCCCTGTCCTTCAGTATCTTTAACTCTAAACGCTTGTCTACCTGCTGAACGTAATCCTTAATGATGGCTATCTCCTCTGACTTCGCATATCTTGAGTCTATGGTGAATGCCGTACCCAATGCACCACCTAAAAGCGTAATAATACCCACTACAACAGCTAACCATGTGCTTATCCTGTTCATCTTATTACTCCCTACTGCAATTCAAAGTGTGGTAAATCGTTAAATTTATTGTCTTTAACTTGCCAGTCTTTATCCCAATCACCACCCCACCTTATTTTTATATTCATCTGTGAAGCAATTCCAAGGACGAAACCCGCAAAATATCGGAACCTTGCAGTATCTTTCCAATCTACTGGATATGGACAGACATCAACAGCATTTGAAGGTTTAGCATTGTGTCTTCCTTTAGGAAATTTCACCTTGCTAAAACCCTCATGGAAAGCTTTATTTTGAGATTCCTTGTCTCTGTGACCACAGATGACAGTACAGTCAAAAAACTTAACGACCTCAGCGAAAAGCCGCTGTAGGTCAGGATGTGCGGACTGTATATTCGTACTTGATCGTTTTCCAAATTTAGGCATTATGTTTCGCAATCCCCACAATAATAACGCTCTGGAGTGTTGGTGTCAAACTCCTCTGCCTGATATATTGTGTTATCATGCTCGCAGTTATCTGTGCTATCCTGCATTGATACGCTCCCTCTCCCGCCTACGCCTCTCTATCTCATGCTCGTCCCTTACCACAAATGATATGCTCAATAGTATAAACATGACGAATAATCCGAAAATGAACCCTATTGTGAAATTAATCACTCTTTATCCCTACCATCAGCGAATAATGAACTTATGGAAGTTATGGCTCTCATGTTGCCTATCTTGTTGATCTCCCATTGCTTTATAATTTCAACTATCTGAGATATAAATGTCGAGAACTCCCTGTTCTTCTTGCACTCTTTATCATGTGCCAATACGAGTTTGTCATGCTTCTTCTTGGAAACAATCATATCTGATATTATAACATAATGTTAAATTTGTCAACCTATTTATTCAACCGTTTGGTGTAAGCGTGTGCTATAACGATAACGACACCCCGCCCCCCAACTACTGGGTGGGTCACCCTCCCCACTATCGACCACACACACCCACACACCACCCACACATCACACCTACACACCATAGAAGGATCACGCACCCTACAATTGTATGCCATCATGACCGATAGTATGCATATTATAAGGATATCCAAGGTCTCTCGACGAGAAACTACACAACATTATACCTAAATTGTTGTGCAAATTGGCTCATTGCCACCCTCTGACCCCTCGACATTAGATGGCGGGCGGTGATTGTGATACCTTCCCTACCCTTCTCCCTCCCTCTCTTCACCTAGGCTTTAGGATCGAGTCACGAATACCAGTCTAATAGGTAATACTAGCGGTATCAATCAGTCATACATTCATTTTGTCGAGGAGGATGTCCAGATATCTCTTTTATACATTATTATAGAAAATAGTGTTGGTAAACTGTTGTAAATAGTGTAACTTGATTTAGGTAAAATATGGTCAACAATAAAGGGGAACAGACGATGAAACTGAATGACGTAATAACAGTACAGCATAGTAGTGAGGTGGACAGGTGGAACAGGAGTACAAATATAGAGATGTTATTAACAAGAGATGGTACACCAGTGGAAAAGGTAACATTAGATGTGAATTATGAGCATCAGTCTCCTGTGGGTATTGCCTCAGCATTCTTAGAATGGATGGAGGTAAAAATATCTGACTTAGTGGAATATGAAGTAGAGCAAGCTATCTACTCCAAGCCAGCAGGTAACAGAGACAATCCTTACGGATTCATAGAGAGAGTAGAAGAGTCACGCTGACGAGACCTGAATGGTCGAAACCCTGAGATTGATTCTCGGGGTCTGTGACAATAACTAACCAAGAAAAGGAGAAACGAAAATGACAACACTCAAACTAAACACCTTACTGCCAATTGTGGCTGTGGATGGAAAAGTATGGCATCTCAATCTACAGGAGTCAATATACTTTGACAGTCGTGGATTACCGATAGTGGTTACTCATAAACATAACGATACTGTCTTCACGACAGCAAATCTGGCACATTCTCCAGAGAAGGAATGGTTTGATACCTTCATAAAGGAATGGGGCAATGAAATCTACATCAGCACTGATCCTTTCTCTCTGTCCCTTTGGACTGACGATGGGAATCATACTGTGGGTGAAATAGCTTGGTACAGGAACGACGAGAAGGCGATTATAGAGGAAGAGGCTCGAATATTCCCTGATCCTGAGTAACAGCCATCCTGACGAGTCCTAAAGGGACGAAATCCCCAGTCAATGCTGGGGATCGATGGTAAACTTAAAACCAAGAGAAGGAGGAAGTAAAATGAAGCACACAAAATCAGACATCGGAATTGCTACTATTTGGTATGCTGGCGATAAGATGGTTTTAACAGGAATAGTAGAAAACAACAATCTTGGGTATTGCTCAGATTATGAGTGCTACACCTATGGTGGCGATAACATTGCCTATCATTGGTACAGACATTCTTTAATCGCCAAAGCAGAACGCATATCCTGATTAACAGGTTAACTGACGAAGGCTAATGCCAGAAACGGGGACTTGTTCCCCGTCTTAACCAAGAGAAGGAGAAAGTATAATGAAACAGAAGATAAACGGTATTGAGGTAGGATGCAACATAGGGGATCATGTGATTGGTATGTTAATTGATCATGGCATACTTCAGGAGAAAGAGCTACTCACTAATATAGTAACTGATGATGATCCATCAGGATTCACAGAACTTGGAAGAGAACTTTTTGAAGAAGTTTACTGTGAAGTAGTAAGCTATTTTGACTGAGCTAGCCACAACAGAGAAGGAGAACGAAAATGAATATTATTAATAGTTTACTTGATAATAAAATTGATGCCCCAGACGGTAATTATATTATCTCAACTAAAATGATGGATTATAAGTTGGATATTAATAAAGATGTCTGGAAAAACTATAAATCAAAAACTGAAGTCGAAGTCAAGAGTGGCTTATTGGAAACAAGTTCTCTATAAAAGCCACTTCTGAAATTATAAGTGACTGTGGCTATTGGGGTATGTTTTTAGAATCTGTTTATTATAATCCTAAAGATAAAACCCTAGATGTTTGTGTTGGAAGTTAGGAGATAAATAAGAGAAGGAGAAACCATGAAAATATTATTAAAAGATGTTAAGCTAACAAGAGATTGTCATGAGCATTTAGAAAGACAAGGGTTAATAACTCTTGATGATTTAGAAGCAGCATGTACAAGACAAATAAAAGCCATACCTGATGATGCTGTAATGAGGTCAATATGCACAGATTGTCAAGATGCTGTTTGGAAAGCAAGAGAGTTAAAAGAGAAGCTAATCAAGGAGGAACGAAAATGAAACAGACAGTAAACGAACATACTTTTCATCGAGCATTTGAACAGCTACGTCCAGACAACTTCACCTATCAGGGGCTGAAACAAAACGATAGAAGACATTGAAGAGCAGACGACAGTTATTCCTGTCGATGGTGAGTCTTTTATCATTCAGCAGTTTTAAGAGAAGGAGGAAGAATAATGACTGTAAAAACAGGATACTTTCGAGGTGGTGGACAGCTTTGGGATCATGGCGAAGTCCCTGACTGTGATATTTGTGGTAAACCAGCAGATAAGACGGGTGGTTCAAGAGCCACTAATACGTCTGGAGTTAATATCTGCTATTCAGATGAATGTGCCATTACTCATTGCGACAATACGTTCACTGATATTGTATTTCATGACGATGGGAAAGCACCTTGCATAGACTGCGAAGAGCCTACATTGCCAGTAGAACATGGATGGGTCATTGGTGAATTCATCTGTGGTGGTTGCATATCAGATTACGAAGAGCTTGTAATTCGTGAGAGGAGGTAGAATAATGACCACATTTAAAGGTACAATAAGAGGACTGTCTGGACTTTCAATGTCTGGACTTTGGGACTTGGTCTTCGAGGATGGACGGATTGTCCATATCGAAAGTGGCTACGGAGTTTCCAGCCTTGCTAGCTGTTTTGGGGCTACAGGCGATGATCTGCAAGAGAAAATCTCAGGTCAGGAAATCGTCTACACCATTGATGACATGAATATCCTCTACGGATTTACTCCCACCGAAGAATGGGAAGGTATAGAAATTCCAGAGGAAGGAATAGAGGAGGAAGAATAATGACTATCAAATGCATAAGCTGCGAAGAAATACTGGAAAAGGACGATTACGCTTGCGCCACCATAGGAGAAGATGCAGGAGAACCTCTCTGCTGGGACTGTGAAAGCGATGATCTTGCAGAAGCAGTCGTTTCAGCGAAGAAGACAAGCGACGGTGAGACTTACTGTTGCGGTAACTATACATCCTACGCTGAAGACTCAGATATTGAGAGTTACTTTGACACCGTAAAATGGACATCTACGGATGCATGGAGAGGTTACTATTCTGGCAAATGCCCGCCTGGATACAAAGAGGTCGCAAATACATGGTTCTGTGGAACAGACGGATTCTCTCCGTCAGATGAGTTCGATGCTCTCCACAGTCTATTCGAGAGCGACAAACTGGATGACCTTGACGTAATCTACGCATTTCCTCGGACTAGCAATGTTTTCTCGACAGGTCTTGAGGTTTACGTTAGGTACAATCATGTAGAGCTATTTAAGTCTCTGCTGAAGGAGGTATGAACATGAAACTAACATTAAGTGCAAGTCAATTCAATGTGCTTGATGGAATGGAGAGATTTGTAGGCGACTATTATGATGGTGGAAAAGAAAGAGAGAAGGGCATAGGACTTCTCAGATACCCCTATCCTGACCAATTTTTGAAAGTAGGGTTTGGCGAAACGGCAATTTGGGATTCTATTGATGTGAAAATTGCTAAAGACATGGCTGACGACTTGAAAGATTTGGTGTGGGTTTTTAGAGACTTCTTGAGTGTATATGATGCCGTGTATGATCGGCAAGAATACCAAGAACACTATCGAGAACTGCAAAATTGTATTAGTGCATCCGAGTCGATCAACAAACAGATCAAGGAAAAAACCAAATGAACACGATGAAACTAACCACAGAAGAGGTGGTTTAGTTGGCGTTAAAAATGGCATACCATTCAAACAAAAGGAAACCCGTTGTGTGTATGGTTATTTTTTCAAGGCAGAAGGGAAATGACCGATAAACGCCACAGGATAGCCCTAGAAGCCCGTTTCAGACCAGGAAGGTGGTCTTGTACTACCTTTCTGTCTGGCGGGTTAAATTGGCTATTGACATTGATTGTAATTATTAGTAAACTATGTAAACAGTTAGGAGGTCAATGATGAGAAAGATACACTACGGTGGAGCGTACATCAAGGACATCGAATGTCCACAATGGATTAAAGAATATTGGGCGTGGGATCGAGAACATGAAAAAAGGAAAAAGGAAAATCCAACATATCATCTCGAAAAAGGAGTAAGATTCAAAAACCCCACACCCAAAATATCATCCGATATTCATAAAGTAAACTGTCTGGAATGTTTTTCAACACTCAACAATTTGATAGAAGAAAGATTCAAATTGATTCAATCAGGAGGAGAATAACATGAAGATAGTAACAGTTAATGCAGTTACACACGTTTGGAACGCTGAGTGTCCAGAATGTGGCGAAGAGTGTATTAATGCTGATGACTACAGCACTATGATAGAGATTTTAGACGAGTATGCGATCTGCACAGAGTGCGGTATTTATGTGATTCCAAGACAGAAGGCATTTCGGGTAAGGACAATAGCTGCGGTTAAGAAAAGGATACAAGGAGAAGATTCTTGACCGTCCAGCCTATCAAAGATAACGATCAGATCACGATCATGCTCCAATTTCTGGAGCGCAAGGGGAATATGCGTGATCCCCTGTTGCTTAAGTTTGGACTGAACACTGGTCTTCGCATTAAGGACATACTGAAAATGAAGGTGAAACACCTCTTTAACGGAAGTGGCGAACTGAAAGAGTATCTAGACCTGTTTGAGTCCAAGACCATCAAGAGAAAGAACCGTGTCCTGAAGAAGATCAAGCTTAACAGTAAGATCAGACCAGCTTTGATAGAGTATGTACAATACTATGAACTGATCAATGACGACTACCTGTTCTTTTCACTGAAAACCCCTTCCATACCTATCGACAGAGTCAGAGCTTATGTGATACTGCAAGAAGCTGCCATCTATGCTGGGGTGGAGAATTTTGGTACACACAGTATGAGAAAGACCCTAGCTTACAATGTGTATGCCAAGACCAAAGACCTGGCACTGGTCATGAAGATGCTGAATCACAAAGACCCTGACCATACATTGCGGTATATCGGGCTGGATCAGCATAACATCGATAGTGCATATGAGGAATTCGCCATAGATTATGAGTAACTGATATAGTCTATGATTTTAATTCCATCTTTTATATATTTGAGCAACTCTATGGACAAAGACAGATCAGAGAAAGTTAAACAAAAGATAGCATATAAGAAGTCAGAGGAGGAAATCGAGTTCGCCAAGGAACGTGGTGAAGCACTCGGACTAGTGGTGGACAATATGAAGCCGCTAGAGCTTAATGAGCCTGCTTACGACTCCGAACCTCTACTCCGCAAAAAGAACGGCAGGTACAGGATCGATGAACAGCATCTGGCACTGATGTTCCTTGAGGCTTTCCAGAATGAGGATAAATATTCTGGCGAACTGAAACCCCTGTTCTACAGGGTCGAGCAGATGCTTTCCATACCTAGAACCACTCTCAGGGATTGGTGGGACAAGAGAGAAGATATCATGGCGCAACAGTCCACCACCATACGACAGGGAATGAACTACCTATCCACCTCTATGATGGTCGAACTGATCCGCATGACCCAAGCTATGACCACTGTGGACTATAAAGCACTGCTTAACGGCAAGCCACAGGATATGCATAACTTTATATCCCTGTTCAATACCCTGATCAATAAATTCCGACTTCTGACAAATCAGTCTACGAATAATGTCTCGCACAATCACGAAGTTGAATTAGTCGTCCCAGAATAAAATGTGTGCCATAACATTTTATACTTGACTTAATGAAGATGATAATGTAAACTATAGTAACTTCTAATTGAATTTGTAAACTAATAAGGGAGGTCATCAATGAAAACATCAGAGAGAATAACAACATGGTTGCCGACAATAGATATCCCTTGGCTTAACTCAGAAAAAAAGAGACTTGAAAAAAAAGGCTGGGTAACTGAGGTTGTTACAAGAGAATCATTGGATAAAAAAAGAGATAGTATAAAGAAACATTCTTTGATTGTTCATAATAGCAGAGGCAAATGATGGTTTATACATTCAGCTTCATAATCATAGCAGCTATCGCCATCAAGCTCATCTGGGACTTATTCACGGAAGATGTACTATGAGATATCGTAAAGCTCCCGACAATTACGAAGACTGGTTAAAGGACAGGAAGGAACATCCGTCCATAGGAGCTTCTCAGGCAGCATCCGTCCTGGGAGTTAATCCCTGGCAGTCCAAAGTGGACATTTGGGACGATATTGTTTATGGCGGTAATCCCATTGAAGATAACCTAGCGATGCGATTGGGTCGTGACCTTGAGCCGATCATGAGAAAGCTGTTCATGGAACAGACAGGCTTGACAGTTACGCAGGACAATAAGATCAGGATTCATAAGGACTATGATTTCCTGACCTGCAATCTTGACGGCATGGTGGTCGGTGAAAAAGTTCCCGTTGAATACAAAACCTCGGCACAGCCTTGGGACGGGGAGATTCCAGACCACTACTTTGTCCAGCTTCAGCACCAAATGATGGTGACTGAATCGCCGTATATATATTATGCCTCGCTCTCACTGGGATTCAACAAGCAATTAATCATCGAAAAATATGAGCGGGACGATAAGTTTATCAGCGACATGAAACGTGATCTTATATCCTTCTGGAAAGACCATGTACTGACTAAAGTACCTCCAGAGCCTGAATCACTGGAAGATGCACGAAAGATATTTTATAATGTCGATCCCGACAGCATTAAGGTGGCTGATGAGAGCCACTATTATATTTGCAGAAACCTACAGACATTAAATGAAAATAAGCTCGAGATCGATAACAATATCAAAGATGCTAAACTTGAATTAATGAAAGCTCTGGGTAATAAAGAATTACTCGAATATAACGGCACTACCCTGGTTACTTGGAGGAAATCTAAAGATCATTCCTATTTTGACAGGACGAAGTTCAAAACAGATAACCCTGATCTTTATTCGCAATACACAAACAACAGGAACGGTAGTCGCCGTTTCATCTTGAAAAAAATGGAGGTTTGATAATGGTTGACATTAAAACATCAAAAATACAGTCCAAATCTATGACTAAACAACAGTCCGACCTTAAAGAACACATTCAAAGCCGAGAGTTCTTTAGTCAGATCAATAATGCACTGCCTAAAGGAAGCCTGTCCACAAAGAGATATATCTCTGCCTGTCTGACGGCTATCGCTGTGACACCTAAGCTGCAACAGTGTAAAATCTCTTCTGTCCTCAAGGCGATGATGGAATCTGCACGTTATGGTCTAGAACCGAACTCGCCACTGAGCGAGGCAGCACTGGTTCCTTTCGGCAATAATGTCCAGTTCCTTATCGAGTATAGAGGTCTCATGAAACTAGCCTGGAATACGGGTATGCTGAAGTCCCTGGACTTTGACAAGGTCTGCGAGAATGATCATTTCGTATATAAGAAGACTACGAAGGGCATTGAGTTTGAGCATACGCCCAACCTGCTTCAGGATCGTGGACTGCCCTATGCGTATTACGCACTGGCAGAACTAAAAAACGGCGGTGTTGCTTTCCAGGTGATGAGCAAGGACGATGTGGTCAAACACGCCAAGCAGTTCTCCAAAGCCTATAACTCCAAGTCCTCGCCCTGGCAGACAGACTTTGATGCAATGGCATTCAAGACCGTGATCAGACAGCTATGTGACAAGAAACTGCCTAAAGCTACCACTGAACATGGTATACTTATGAATGAAGCTGCACATATCGATGATTTTCCTGAAGATGAACAACGGCGGTACGTTGTTCAGAAAGAACAAACAGTGTCGAGAATAGAGAGTACAGAAGATACCTCAATGACCGATGTACCTGAATACGAAGACGAAGATTTAGACGATACAGAACCTGAACAAATGACAATAGAAGGTTAACGATAGATACTTCTCCTTTTCTTAAGGGCAATGTTCCTACCTCGCAAGCCCATATAAATCTGTTGTTGACCTAGAGAGGGGAGTGGGCTACCATACCTCCATAATCCTGCTCCCCAATTTTTAAAAATGGAAAACTATCAAGATATAATAGAGAATTTGTTGGAGAGTAATACCCACCTGCGTGATGATGACTTTAAGCTGGTAGCCAATATATGGTGGCTGAAGTTGAACAGCGATCTTAAACACAGATTCCAGGGTTATGAGCTTGACTGTTTTAAGGTGTTGCTTGAGCTTTATGTCGCTGGAGATTTACCGAATGAACAGTCCATACGCAGATGCCGTCGAAAACTACAGGAAGAGAAACCAGAACTCAGGGGCAAGTTATACGCATTGAGACACCAGAAAGAATTAGAGTACAGGGATGCAGTGATCAGTTGGGACAAATCAGACCAAAAAGATGTGTTTGATCTATGATCCCGAAATCAAAGTATGCGTAATGCAGGGCATATGAAGAATCAATGAAGTTTCCAGAAGCATTTGCAGAAGGGGAAAAAAGCGAAGACATTATTGAAGAATTAATTCAAATAAAATATCCACAAGCAAAGAGAAAAAAAGGTTATTTCAAGCCCTGGGACATAATAGTTCCTGAAATTGATACAACTGTAGAAGTAAAAAGAGATTTTAAGTGTCAAGAAACAGGAAATTTGGTCATAGAAACTTTTATGAATGGC